ATGTTTATGATGCTCCTTTAGCCAGTTACGGTAGTCCAGGCGACTACGCAGTTGTAGCATGTTCAGCCGCTACAAACACAAACATCCTATGGTTTAAGACATACAACACAGCCAATGATGGTACAGGCGGTACAACTGTTGCGGCAAGTAACAGCGCATGGGTTCAAGTTGGTACAACAGCTTGGGTTAAATCATGGCCAACAGTTACTTCAACAGCGGCTAGCCCAACGCTAACTAGCGGTGGTACTATGTTAATTAACACAATTACTGTTACTAATGCAGGTACAACACTAGCAACACTAGCAACAGCAATTAACGGAGCAAGTATCGCTGGCGTTACAGCCAGTGTACAAAACGGTTTCTTAAACATCTATTCAACAGGTGTAGCAGTTGTTATTGCATCAGGTGGCGGTAACCCACAGAATTTAACAACATTAGGTATCACAGCTGGTACATACCAAGCTCCGACACTAACTATAGCTCCACATTATCAAGTTCCACAATATGGCAACTACAGCAACGGTACTTACACAGGTACTAGTGGTTATCCAACAGGTAGCTTGTGGATCAAAACAACTACAGTTAACCTAGGTGCTAACTTTAATATTCAATATTATAACGGTACGACTGCTAGCTGGATCCAACAACCGATTACACAGTTATATGCTAACAATCAATCAGCAATGGCTGCCTTGGATGCAACAGGTGGTGGTGCTAATATTCCAGTTGGGCAAGTTTATATCAAGTATAATGACACAGAAACTAGTCCAGCACTGGCAAACTACAAGATTTATCAGCGTACTTCATCTGGTAATACTGTAGTTACTTCCAATATTATTACAGCCAGCACATTTACATCAGGTTCTAACACAATTGCCGCACTGTCATCAAGTCAAGTTGGTAGTTCTACATTAACATCAGCACCGTTAGTTAGTAGCAATGCTGTTACATTTACTGCAACTGGCAACGCCATAAATGATGCACAAGCATTTGTTGCCGCATTTAACGCTGCCGCACAGAATCTAACTAACGTTTTAGCAAGTATTAATGCTAATAATCAAATTGTTATCACACATACACAAGGTGGTGATATTCGTTTAACTGACGGTACTAACACTCCTATTAAGGCAGCGTTTACTACTGGTGGTACACTAGGTTTAAGCAATTTTTACAATGATCCAAGCTCAACAGGTAGCGATGGAAAGTATTTGATTTCAGCCTGGGCAAACACAATTTCAGTTACAAGCGGAACAGCACTAGTAACTCCAAGTGCTACTGCTCCTACAACAACGCCAGCAAATGGTACATTATGGTATGACACAGTTTTAACTGATCTAGACATTTTGATTAATGATGGCACACGCTGGAGAGGTTATTGCTCAACAGCAGGTAAAGTAGTTGTTAACCAAGGTGTTGGCTATGTTAATGCCGCAACTACAACAGATATTAATGGTCCTATTATTTCTGCTACTCAACCAACTACAAACTCAGCAGGCGCAAGTCTACAACACGGTGACTTATGGTTAAACTCAAGCAATACTGAAGCATGGCCAACATTGTACAAGTGGAATGGATTGACAAAGGCATGGGTATTAGTTGTTAACTCAGACCATACAACACAAAATGGTATTATTTTTGCTGATGCACGTTGGTATGATGATAGCACTAACTCAGCTAGTGCAAAAACAGGTGCCGCAACTCCACAGACTATTGCAGGTGCTACAACAGGTACATTGATTACTAGCGACTTTGTTGACTTTGATGCTCCTAATCCAGCACTATATCCAAAAGGTATGTTGCTATGGAACACACGTCGTTCAGGATTTAATGTTAAGAAATATGTAACTGGCTATGTTAACACAGCCGCTCAAAATACAATTATGTCTGGTTCTCCTTACATGACTTACTACTATCCAGATCGTTGGGTAACAGCAAGTCCTAATGATTACTTAGGAGTGGGACAATTTGGACGTAAATCACAACGTGCAGTTGTAGTTGCGGCATTGAACGGTTTGATTCAATCTAATCAAAACATTCGCAACGAAGACAGCATTACATTTACACTATTAAGTTGCCCAGGATACATCGAAACGCTAAGTTCACTAGTTAGCTTTAACACTGGACGCGGATTGTTATCATTTATCGTAGCAGATGCTCCAGCACGTTTAACACCAGATGCGACTAGCTTGAACGCATGGGGTAAAAATGTTAACAATGCAACAGGTGACGGCGAAGCAGGACTAGTAACAACAGATGCTAACACAGCAGTTTACTACCCATGGGCAGATACTACAGACTTGTATGGTAACAATATTGTTGTTCCTCCAAGCCATGTAATGTTGCGTACAATCGCCCTAAGTGATAATGTTTCTTACCCATGGTTTGCACCAGCTGGTGTACGTCGTGGCGGTGTTACAAATGCTAGCTCAGTAGGTTATGTTGTTGGACAAACTGGCACATACTTACCAGTAGCATTGAATACTGGACAGCGCAATACACTCGCCAACGTTCAAGTTAACCCAATTACTTACATTGGTGGAACAGGACTAGTAGTTTATGGGCAGTACACACGTTCATTAGTGGCTAGCTCATTGAATCGTATTAACGTAGCACGTTTAGTGATTTACTTACGCTATCAATTAAATGCGATTGCTAAACCATACATTTTTGAACCAAACGATACGATCACTCGTAACGAAATGAGAAACCAAGTTGAACAGTTATTGCTCAACTTAGTTGGTGAGCGCGGTATTTACGACTACCTAGTAGTGTGCGATACTTCAAACAACACACCAAGCAGAATCAATGCTAACGAGTTGCATGTTGATATTGCAATTGAACCAGTTAAAGCAGTTGAATTTATTTACATTCCACTACGCTTAGAAAACACAGGCGCTATTGCTGGTTTAGGTAGCAAATAATTAGGAGATATTAAATGGCAATCGCGGCACTATCAAACTTTACAGTACCCTTAGCTTCAAACCAAAGCTCAGCAACACAAGGCATGTTAATGCCAAAGTTGAAATACAGATTCCGTATTTCATTTGAAAACTTTGGTGTAAGCACTCCTACAACAGAACTTACAAAACAAGTTTCTGAAGCGGCTCGTCCACAAGTTAAATTTACTGATCAAATTATTGAAATTTATAACAGCAAGATTCACTATGCAGGCAAACCGGCTTGGGAACCAATCGCAATTAAATTGCGTGATGATGTAACTGGTGCAGTATCTAAACTAGTTGGTGAGCAGAATCAGAAACAATTTGACTTTTTTGAACAAAGTTCAGCGGCAGCGGCGGGTGATTACAAATTCACAATGCGTATTGAAATTCTCGATGGTGGTAATGGTTCACAAACTCCTAACGTTCTCGAAACATGGGAATGTTATGGTTGCTATGTTGAATCTACAAACTGGCAAGATTTAAAATATAGTGAGCAAGGTCCAGCTATGATCGATCTAAGCATACGCTTTGATAATGCTGTACAAACTGCTCCAGTTCCAGCTATTGGAAGTCCAACTCCTGTAATGGCAGCTCCAGGCAAAAACGCATTAGGTTCATAATAATAAACCCACTTAGGTGGGTTTTATTATGACTAATCATTAACTGCGCACTTTATCTTTTAAATAAATACTATTATGGGATTTACAGCCGACAATCATTTAAAGTCTGATTCGACCACGTTTCTACGTGATCAGCGCCATGCCGCGACTTTATTCAATTCGGATCAGTTTAGGCTAGCTCCTAAATTTGGATTTCAGTTTCATGTAGCATTTGGTATTAATCCAGGAGCACTACAAAACATTAATATTCTACAGCGTCATGGTTTAGAAATTAACTTGCTGGTAAAGAGTGTAGCACTACCTAACTATACTGTTAAAACAGAAACACTTAATCAATACAATAGAAAAAAAGTAGTTCAGTATTTTCATACACCGGGCGAAATAGATATTAAATTCCACGATGACAACATGGGTTTAATAAATCAGCTATGGCAAAACTATTACAGTTATTACTATGCTGATCCGTTGTCAGCTAAAACCACCGAAGCATATAATAGAAATGCTACAAAAAGATTTAAGTATATTCCAACAGCTTATGGATTAGATAATGGCAGCACTGATCCATTCTTTAGATACATATCAATTTACCAAATGGCACGACATGAATATGTAAAATATACCCTAAGAAATCCTATTATTACCAGTTGGAATCATAACAGAGTAGATTATGCTGATACTAAGACACGTGAATTTGATATGAAAATTATGTACGAAGCTGTAAGCTATGATGTTGGAGCAATCAATCCTGAGCTAGATACTGCTGGTGGAGTTGAAGGATTTAGCGAAGCATGGTACGATAATTTCCCAAGCCCCTTACAAGGTATAAATCCAGATCCATCAGTAGTTGACCCAAGTTTTGTGCAAGCTCTTGATGTTGAAGCAGCCAAGGGATCATTTTTAAACGCTGTTGTTGATCAGATTGCTAGTGCTCAAAACACTATAGATGCAAATCCTACATCTCCATCCCCGCTAACAAATTCAGGAACAACATCGTCATCAGCTGGTGGAATTTCGGGGGTCACCTTTCCACAAAATAATACTGACACAAGTACAACTGCTACAACTTCAGGAATTAGGGTCAATTAATGGTTACTGGAAATTTACCTTTATCACAGAGTAATGCTACTGATGTAAAAGTAGTGTTTGACAATTATTTTACCAAGCAGGTAAGTTTTCCAGCGGCAGAAATAGATGCTACTGTGGCATTTTTTGTTAAGCGAGGTTTTGATACAAGTAGTGCTAATTCTACATCAATCATATTATTAAATCAAGCTAGGATTGAAAATGTCAGTGTGTTTAGTTTATTAGATAAACTAAAAGGATTAACTGATACACAACTTAGTCAAGTAATTACGCAAGTACTAAATTCTTACAGAGAAAAAACTAGTTTACTAGGTTATAGAACTGCTATTACTACTGATACATTCGAAGCCCGCAACATCCTAGTCTAATATGTCTAAATTTGCTCGTGGCAAGTTCACTATGAAACATCCCGAAAAATATGTTGGAACTAAAACACCGACATATAGAAGTAGCTGGGAATGGAGCTTTATGAACTTTTGCGACACTAACGAAAATGTTGCAAAATGGGCTAGCGAAGCTGTACAAATTCCTTACGTAGATCCGCTGACAGAGCGTCATACAGTTTATGTACCAGATTTTTTTATCCAGTATGTAGATAAAAATAATAAGATGCATGTTGAATTAATTGAAATTAAACCTGCTAGTCAAACTATATTAGAGCGTGTGGGTAAAAATAAATTCAACCAAGCACAGTTTGTTAAAAATCAAGCTAAATGGGCTGCCGCTAGTATGTGGTGTAAACAACAAGGTATCAAGTTTAGAATTCTTAATGAAAATGATATCTTTAGTCAAATCTAAGCATAAGTAATATTATGACTAAACGATTAGAAGAGGTTCTCAATCTTCCCGAAAGCAAAAAGATTGTCAAGGACGAAGAAAAGAAAAAAGCTAAAGCTGAAGTGGCTCAGCCCTTTCTTCGCGATATGGCAGAATATGATAAAATCTCTGCGGCACTTCCACAAGTAAAAGGGCTAGGAGATTTAGGCGATAGCGAACTAGACGAACTTGCCAAAAAAGCCACAGAAGCTTATGAAGATATTATGGACTTAGGTATGAACGTTGAAGCACGTTACAGTGGACGCTTATTTGAAGTAGCCGCTAGTATGTTAGGCAACGCTATTCAAGCTAAAACTGCTAAACTAGATAAAAAGTTAAAAATGATCGATTTGCAAATTAAAAAGCAAAAATTGGATCAGGAAGCTAACAATTCAGATGACGGTGTTACCCTACAGGGCGACGGTGTTATTATTACAGATCGTAATAGCTTGTTAGAGAAATTGAAGAATTTAAAATAAATATAGTACTAGGACTAGACTATGAAATCATTTAAAGAATACTTAACAGAGAGCAAAAAACAGTACGAATTCAAACTGAAAGTTGCTGGCGACCACGCTAAAGATGCTGTAGAGCAAATCAAAGCTTCGTTGGCGGAATTCCATGTTAGCGCAGTATCAAAGGGAGTAACAACTCCAATCTCAGAACGCCAAAACGAGTTTCCTGAGCATAAAAATACAGCTATGACTGTGTATGATATTGTAACAGATTATCCAGCTACAAGCCAACAAGTTCGTGATAGAGTTTGTACAGGGTTGGGTGTAACACACAATCATATCAAAGTCCGTAGCATGTACGAAGAACTTGAAGATCAAATCAATCACGAGCATGATGAGCGTACACACAAAGCTCTAGTAGGTAAAGAACAAGATCCTAGCAACAACAGCAATCTAGTCAATGACGATCACAAATATAATTTGCTAAAAGAATTAGGCAAAGAAAAACATCAAGGTACACAAATCAAAGGATATAACGATCAGATCCTAGCCAAGGATGTACCAGGGCTTGCTCCAGAATATCGCAAAGAAAAACAAGCAAAGATGGAAACATCACATGCTAGTATTATTGGAACAAAACAAAACAAGATTACTGATCCAATGAAGGGAGCAAGATAATGAATTTAAAAGATTTAATCGCAAAGATGGATTCTATTGAAGAAGGCACTGAAATTCAAACTGATGAATGTGGCGCAATGCCAAGTGCTGTTATTAGTGCAGGTCCACAAGGGCAACAAGACAACGTATCAATGAGTGTTAATGTTCAAGGTCAGGGCGAAGGCGGCCTTCGTAGCATTATGAATATTCTACGTGATATCGAGAAAGGTGAACAACATAGCGATCACGATCAACATGGACATGACGAGCCAATTATGGGAATGGATATGGAAGGACAAAGTGATGATAGTCCTTTAACTACCGCTCCAAATGACATCGGAGTTGAGGAACAACAAGCCGGTGACGAAGGCGACGATCAAGAAGAGTGGGGAAATTCAGCACACGGCGGTTCTGCACATCATACACATGGTATTGAAGCTGTAACATTTTCAGGTGACGATTTAAATAGTAAAGGTAAAAGTAGTCCTGTTATGCGTGCCCCAGGTACAAATACACTACGCGAGCCAACAAATGTTAGCGAAGAACTAGTAAGTCGTTTAAGTCAAATGTACCAGGCTATTAAAGAAGAACGTACGGAAGAAAAGAACGAAAAGGGTGAAGTTACTAAATGGAAAGAAGAAACTCCATGGCGCAAAGCTACTAACAAAGATGGTCGCGGTAAAGTAACTAACATGAGCGATAAAGCTCGCCGTGAAAGTGAAAAAATGGCCGAGAAAGAAACAGAAGTAGATGAATCAGCCAAATGGCGCGATCCTAAATACAAAGGTCAGTTGTTCACACAGAAAAAAGGCGACAGTGACGATTACGATCATATAGATTATGGATACGGTATGAAAGAAAGACCTAAAAAAGATCCTGGTCAAAAACGCTCTACGTTTGACAGAGATACAGTTTGGACTGATCCATTAGATACTAGAAGTAATTTGCATAAAGATCACAACGATCCCGAAACCTGGGGTCATGGTAGTATTTCAGGTAAAGGAAGTACAAAAGGCAAAATTACAGCCGATAGAAGAAAGCATATGAAAAATAATATTCAAGGAAGTTTAGGACAACACCATACTCCTAACTTGCCAGAACAAACGGTTAAGTTTCGTCGCAGTTAGCACCCTGTCCAAGGTGCCAAATAGACCCTTCGGGGTCTATTTTTTTGATTAAATAAACATATGGCAAAAAGTCTCGACGGGGTCTTAACAAAAAAGGCTCACACTAAAGAAAAGTTTACAGAACAGCAGGTTCAGGACTTGCTAGCCTGTGCTGACCCCACAACTGGTTATCACTACTTCAGTAAAAACTTCTTTCATATCCAGCATCCTGTTAAAGGTAAAGTTAAATTTGAGCCTTACGAATACCAGGAACGACTACTAAACGCATATCACGATTATCGTTTTAATATTAATATGCTACCACGTCAAAGTGGTAAGACTACGTGTGCATCAGCATACTTGTTATGGTACGCTATGTTTCATCCGGATCAAACTATTCTAATTGCCGCACACAAATACACAGGCGCACAGGAAATTATGCAACGTATCCGCTATGGATACGAACTATGCTCGGATCACATACGTGCAGGTGTAGTAAACTATAACAAAGGTTCAATGGAGTTTGAAAATGGATCAAGAATTGTATCAGCTACTACTACCGGTAATACTGGTCGTGGTATGTCAATTTCCCTACTATACTGTGACGAGTTTGCATTCTTGCAACCTAACATTGCTACAGAATTTTGGACATCAATCAGCCCTACACTAGCAACTGGTGGACGTGCGATTATTACTAGCACACCTAATTCAGACGAAGACGAGTTTGCTATTATTTGGAAAGAAAGTCAGGATAAATTTGACGAACACGGCAACACTCGCGAGGACGGATTAGGGCGCAACGGATTCCACGGATTTAAAGCAGAATGGTGGGAACATCCGGATCGCGGAGAAGAGTGGAAAAAGACTGAAATGGGACGTATTGGTGAAGAACGTTTCCGTCGAGAATATGGGTGCGAATTCTTAGTCTATGACGAAACTCTTATCAACAGTCTTAAATTAATCGAACTAGTAGGCAGAGAACCCCTGTTCAAGATGGGTCAAGTGCGATGGTATAAGAAACCAGAACCTGACAAAGTTTATCTTGTTGCCCATGATCCTAGCCTAGGTACAGGTGGCGACTATGGTGCTATACAAGTGTTCGAAATGCCTAGTATGGTACAGGCAGCAGAATGGCAACACAATATTACACCGGTACAGGGGCAAGTTAAAATACTGCGTGATATATTAAAATATATCCAAGACGAAATAGGTGCTGAAAATTACTCAAACATTTACTGGAGCGTGGAAAATAATACCGTGGGTGAAAGTGCCCTAGTTGTCATAGACAATTTAGGAGAAGAAACTTTCCCAGGATTTATGCTGTCAGAAGTAGGACGTAAAGGGCATGTACGCAAGTTTCGCAAAGGATTTAATACAACACACGGATCAAAAATAGCGGCTTGTGCCAAGGCAAAATTCCTCATAGAAGAGGACAAAATGACAATTAATAGCCGTCCTTTAATATCTGAACTTAAAACTTATATTGCAAAAGGTGTAACTTTTACAGCTAAAGAAGGACAGCATGATGACTTAGTAGCATCACTATTATTAGCTGTACGCATGAGCGAAGTGCTAGCAGAATGGGATCCTGAAGTATTTGAGCGTCTTAAAGTGACTAGCAACTGGGCAATAGATCCAGATTTTGAACCACCGTTGCCCATATTCATCTCATCGGGTATCTGATAAATATAACATGAACAAGAATTTGAATAAAATCGCACAGGATCTTTACGGGAAAATCGAGACTCGCTTTCCTAACATCAAGATCGGTGACGAAAATGCTGAAGTATTGAGCAAGAAAACAGATATCCCCGAAGCACGTTTCTTTGAGTTTGAATACGAAGAAGCGGGAGAAAAATTAGGGACGATTGCTATTACGCTAGATGAGGAAGATGGCATCATCGTACAAATCAGTGGAAAACTTGCTGACAGCAAGCACTATGGAGCATTTAGATTTATTCGTAGTTTTAGACAGTTTGCTAAAAACCGCCTGTTAAAATTCCATGTACAGAATATTGGCAAGGATCATCTAGACAAACGTGATTATAATTTTCAAGCGAAACCTAAGGAAGAACCAGTTATGCAATCGCAACAACCTGTAATGGAAAGCAAGATGTACGGCAATGCTCGTATGAGTTATCAAGACTTGGGCGAAGCTCGTCTAGTTATTAAACACAGTCAACCTGTTAATCCAGAAATTGCCGCAGGACGTACAATGCACATTGACAGTATCTATGTTGAAAATGCAGATGGTGAGCGTTTTAAATATCCTTTCAAACATCTTAACGGTGCTCGCGCAATGGCCGAACATCTAAAGCATGGCGGCAATCCTTATGACAATATCGGCAAGCACATTTCAAGTTTGTCAGAAGAACTATCACAATTACGCAAGTTCAAAGGTTATGTTACACGCAATGACACATTAGCAGAAGCAATGAATGACATTACTCCTCGGGTGATGGAACGCATAGAAGAAATTAAAAAAGAAGTAGCTGGACTACAACGTCCAACATATTACGAAGTGTTTGCTGAATCATTTGCATCACGCGAAGAGCAAATAATTCCAGAAGATGTTATGAGCGACTGGATTGATCGTTTGACAATCCGTACATTCAATGAAGATTTAAAAACAGCATTTCCATATATCTTCCGCTTAGTAGACGAAACTACTATTCCTGTAAAAGAATTATCACCTGACGATTTATTAGATGAAAATCATCACAATGACGATGATGAAAATGAAAAAATTGAACACTTGATGCGCAAATATCATTGGAGTCGCCAAGAAGCCATAGAGCACTTGCACTACAATGAACATGATCCTAAAGACTATGAAGACATGGAAGAAGCACAGTTTGAATCATTCTTAGATAGTATAATGAATGAAGACGAAGCAACTGCTACAGGATCTAACAACTTGTTTGTGTCAGATATTGCAAGACGTTCACAAGCAATGGATCAACTAAAACAGTTACTAGCAGGTGGACTACAACCCGGTGTTGATGGTATTAATGCAGTGGCTAGCTTAAAGGGCATTATTGACAGTGAGCAGTTTACTGAAAAATATCTGAAAGGTTTGTCTGACAATGATGATGTTGGTACTGCAATTAAATTATACCTAAAAGACATCGCTGATGGCAATATACAAGAACCATTTGCACCTAAAGCAAAAGAAATCGCACAACAAATACTAGCCAGTAAAGAATTAGACATAGCACCATCAACTCCAGTTGGTGGCACAGACATGCCAGCAGATGCAGGTGCTCCACCAGCTCCAGAAGGTGAAGTTCCTCCAGCACCGGGTGGTGAAGTTCCTCCTCCAGAAGGTGAAGTTCCTCCAGCACCGGGTGGTGAAGTTCCTCCTCCAGCACCACCCGTAGCAGAAAGCATGGGCAAACTTAAAGCTAAACTAATCAAAGTATTTGAAGCTGGTGCAAGTTTAGATACTGAATTAGATTTTGGACATCGTGTAATGACGCTAGGTGAAGCTATGAAGGCATGCGGTGTGGATATGAGCCCACAACAGTCAGGTAGCGTAGTAGATGAGATGATGGATTCTATTTCTGGATTCTTTAACCCAGAAGAAAAAAACTTTACAATTGGCGGTATGCGAGCCAAGATTAGAGTACTAAAAGATTTTAAAAATGGTGTTTATAAAAATGCCAAACCACAAGATGTAAAAACAGTTATTGGCATGATTGACAAATTGGATCCATCTGCTCCTGTACAAAAATCACATGGTGGCGAATTGGATCATATCCGTCACTTAGCAGGAGCACAGCAAGGTAATCCACAGGATGTGCATGTCACTATTGGCAAAGAATCACAGGTTATGCCTGAAAATTCAATCAAGAATATTTTGAGCAAACTTGATAGTTTAGGAAAATAATTATGAAGAAACAAATAACTGAATCTGATCTAATTAATCTCGCTAAAGGATTGAGAGAATATTTAGGCGAAGCTGGACCAACATATAATGCAGATATACAAAACAGTCCTGCATGGAAAGCATTACAAGCACAATATGATGCCGCTCCTGCAGGATCTCAAGCAAGAAAAGATATTGCATACAAAATGCAACAGATGCATTTGGCTAATGCCGCATCTAGTCAAGCGGCCAGTCCAGCACCTGAGCCAGTAGTTCCAGCAAACTCTGTAGTTAAACCAGATCCAGCTTGGGTTAGTAAACGTATTGGTCCTGGTTACGAAGGAGCAACATGGACTAAACAAGCTGACGGGAAATGGTTAGCTAAAAAGTCCGATGGTACATCTGACCGAGCATATACTCCTGCTTTGATTGCTGAACTGGATAAAATGTGGGCACAACAGAAACCTAGTTCTTCAACTGGTTCAACAACTACAGCTAATACAACAGCTAATACACCTGCTAATACAACTGCTAACACTACTAGCGGAGCAGACACAAGTCCTAAGTCAACCGCTCGAGCTTATACTAATGGCACCATCGGGCCAGGAAGTTCAGGACAGCCAGTTAAAGATTTACAAAAACAACTAGGTATTCCAGAGACTGGTGTATGGGACAAAGCAACTTCTGACAAAGTAATTGCAACACAAAAAGAAATTGGTACCAATCCTGACGGCAAATGGGGTCCGCAATCTAGAGCAAAATATGATGCATGGAAGGCAACACAACCTGCGGCAACTACTACATCAACTCAGTCAAACACTCCTGAACCATCAGACGAAATGAGACGTGACTATGAAAGAGATACTGCGCAAAAACCTTCAGCAACAGATGCGGCACCAACAGGTATGCAAGCACAAGGTGATGACGAAGGTAACACAATAATTACTCGTCCGGACGGTAGCACTATGGTAGTTGGCCCAGATGGCAAACAAATTCCGCAGGCATCAAATCCTAATTTACCGCAAAATCAAGGTGTTGTTAATACTGTTAGAAATTGGTTTAATAACAAGGGTGAATTCCAAAAACCAGTAGGATACCAAGGTACTACACCGGCGACAGCTGATGTAGGCGGTGGTGGAATGAAACCTGCTCCAGAAACTACCCCCGTAACAGATGGATCAGGTAAACCAACTAATGCAGTTACACGAAACGAGTCAGTTCAATATGACGATTTGAAACGAATTGTTAGTTTGATACATTACAGATAATTGAGTAAAATACTCATATTTTAGGCAAGATTCTTCTTGCGATACTAAATAAAAGTGCGTATACTACAAAGTATATGCACTTTTTGTTTTACAGGACGTAAAACATACAGGCAAATAAAAAGCAAACAAAGGCATATTAAAGGAGAAATATTATGGCAACTTTGGCTGAAATTCGAGCAAAACTAAAAGCATCTGAGCAAAAAGGTTCAGGAGAAAGAACTGGGGGCGATAATTCAATTTACGCATTCTGGAACTTAAAAGAAGGTGACGAATCCGTTCTGCGATTCTTACCAGACGGCAACACAGATAACACATTTTTCTGGGTTGAACGTGCAATGATCAAACTTCCCTTTGCAGGTATCAAAGGCGAATCTGAAAGCAAAAACATCACAGTACAAGTACCATGCATGGAAATGTATGGCGATTCTTGCCCAATCTTAACAGAAGTGCGTCCTTGGTTTAAGGATCCAGCATTAGAAGATATGGGTCGTAAGTACTGGAAGAAACGTAGTTATATTTTCCAAGGTTTCGTTGTAGAAGACGGACTTCAAGAAAAAGAAACTCCAGAAAATCCAATCCGTAGATTTATCATTGGTCCTCAAATTTTCCAATCAATTCGTGCCGCATTAGTGGATCCAGAGTTGGAAGACTTGCCAACTGATTATGTGCATGGCTTGGACTACCGCATGAAGAAAACATCAAAAGGTGGTTATGCTGACTACTCAACTTCAAGTTGGGCACGTCGTGAGCGTCCACTAAGTGATACAGAACAAGCCGCAGTTAAGCAATATGGCTTGTATAACTTGTCAGACTTCCTACCTAAGAAGCCAGGTGAAGTTGAATTGAAAGTTATCAAAGAAATGTTTGAAGCATCAGTTGACGGCGAGCCATATGATATGGATCGTTGGGGACAATATTTCAAACCAGCAGGTATTAGCCAGAACACAGGCGATCCTGTAAAAGCAACTCCTAAAGCAAGTGCTCCAATCGATGAAATCGATCCAGACGAAGCACCAGTAGCTAAGGCAACTCCTGCTCCAGCACCAAAGGCTGAAGCAAGTGCCGGCGGTGATAGTCGTGCCCAAGACATCTTGGCAATGATCCGTAATCGTCAAAAGCAATAAAAAGGGATAGGGGACTTAGGTCCCCTATAATCATTTAGGAGATTCAATATGGCTACAAAAGCCTTCGATTTATCAAAGTTTAGAAAAACCCTAACCAAGTCAATTGATGGTTTAGGTGTAGGATTCAACGATCCTACAGATTGGGTTAGTACAGGCAACTATACGCTTAACTATCTAATCTCAGGCGACTTCCACAAAGGAGTTCCGCTTGGCAAAGTTACTGTATTTGCCGGCGAATCAGGTGCAGGTAAGAGTTTTATCTGTTCAGGTAATCTAGTGCGTAACGCACAACAACAAGGCATTTATGTTATCTTAATCGATACAGAAAATGCACTTGATGAAGCATGGTTACATGCTCTAGGTGTTGATACAAGTGAAGAAAAATTGCTCAAACTCAACATGGCAATGATCGATGATGTGGCAAAAACCATTCACGAATTCATGAAAGAATACAAGGAAATGACTGACCGTCCGAAGGTCCTCTTTGTCATAGACAGCCTTGGTATGCTACTAACACCTACTGATATTAATCAGTTTGAAGCGGGTGATTTGAAAGGTGACATGGGCCGTAAGCCTAAAGCATTAACAGCACTTGTTCGTAATTGTGTTAACATGTTTGGTAATTATAATGTTGGTATGGTATGTACTAATCATACATACGCTAGCCAAGATATGTTTGATCCAGATGATAAGATTTCAGGCGGACAAGGATTTGTTTATGCAAGTTCTATTGTTGTTGCTATGAAAAAACTCAAACTTAAAGAGGATGAGGACGGCAACAAAGTGTCAGATGTAATGGGTATTCGTGCAAGTTGCAAGATTATGAAAACTCGTTATAGCAAGCCTTTTGAAACTGTACAAATTAAGATCCCATACGAAACAGGTATGAATCCTTACTCAGGTATGGTTGATATGTGCGAAAAAGCCGGCATATTAAAACAAGAAGGCAACCGCTTGAAGTGGGTTGACCCTGAGACAGGTGAGGAATTCAAATTCTACCGAAAAGAATGGAAAGATGATAAATTAGATATGATAATGAACAAATTTCATATCAAAACTGAAACAACAACCATTCCTGAGGAGACAGTAGAAGATGTTGAATGAACAACAAATCGGTGATATCTGGGTATTATTTTCTGACTACATTGACAAGAAACAAGTAGAAACAGTAGCAGAACGCTATGTAGAATTGCTAGCAGACTTTGGTACTACTGATAGAATTATGCAAAGTTCTATGGGTGTAGATCCTGTATTAGATCAAGCAATTGAATACTATATGGATGAGGAAAGCAAAGACGACGACGATATTGACGAATTGGAGTTTTAATGGGTTGGTATTCTGAAGTTGCGAAAGACATTTCAAACATTCCCGATGCGGCTGTTTATTTTGAAGCGGAGTTATTAGAAGCTAAAAAAGAATGCCGTATATCGGGCAATGTTGAACGTGCCGCGGCATTAATGCCCGGTATCGTTGAAGAACGTTTTGCTCAACTGCAAGAAATTGAAGCAATTTTAGAGTACCTTAATATCGAACTTCGTAGACTTAAAAGCAGTCACTTCCGCAAATACTTGGAAAATTATCAACGTGCTCTAAGCTCAAGAGATTGTGAAAAATTTGTAGAAGGCGAAGCGGATGTAGTTGACTTTGAAAAAATTATCAATGAATTTGCCCTACTACGCAACAAGTGGTTAGGTATTACTAAAGCACTTGATCAGAAGCAATGGCAAATTACAAACATTGTGAAATTGCGTGTTGCTGGTATGGAAGACGCATCATTATAAAAGTATGTTTGTACGGTATAACAACGTATTGAATGATGAAGAATTAGCATATTGCCAACAACGGGTATTTAAAACAGCAACTTGGGCATATGGTGGTTATAGTCGATCCCTCGACGATGAATTTTTTTGGAATATGGATTTAACAACCGACGAGTTTTTTACAAAACTGTTTTTTGAAAAAATTAAAAAAATTACAAACAAAAATTTTATATTAGAAAAAGTATATGCAAACGGTGCCACTTACGGACAACCTGCTCAACTCCATTCCGATGGTCGTGAACCTAATGCGTATACATTTTTATTTTATCCAAACCCTAAATGGCAACCTTCTTGGCAAGGCGGAACATTGTTTCAAAAAGATAGTTTAAATGTAACTATAGCTCAATACATTCCAAATTCTGGAATATTATTTAAAGCAAACATATTGCATTCTGCAATTGAGCATAGTAAACAGTTTACCGGACTACGAGTCTCAATAGCATTTAAATTAAAAGAGATAAGTTAATTCGTCCAAAATTCAGCAAGCAGGCCTTAAATAATATTGAGGCCTATTTTTTTCTAAATGGTTGCATTTTAAAATATGTCAGCGTATACTAACTAACATGACTACTGTAGATAATCTTTTAATAAAAATAATCGATCACCCAGATAACTATGCCAAGAATCTTTTTGCAAAAAAGGACTTTGACATACTTAATAATCTGTACAAATCCATCACGGCTAATTTCTTCATAACAGAGAATCAAGGCAGATTGCTAGTAAAAATTCTCAAAGAAAATCAAAAGAAATTACCGGAGTTTACAGCTGATATAGACGAAGCAATTGCCGCTCCTATATGGTCAAGAACCTTTCGACATGTAGAACAGATAAAAAAATTCTATATTGAAAAAAATCAACAAGATGAGCTGGTACTAGCTATCGAATTCACTTTTAGCTCTCAATTACGCAAAGTTATAACTGAGTTAACTAAGGCATGCGATGGCGTTGTTTTATCAAATAATAATAAAAAATATTGGGCAGATTTAACAGAAAGAAATATTGTAAAGATTGTTGAAGCATTACGTCCGTTGAACTTTGAAATAGATGAAACTATCAAAAATCACTACAATACCATAAAATCGTGGTCAGAAATTAATGTTACTGATCAATTTTTAATTGCCAACATGCCTGGGCAAAACTTTCAAAAACACATCACTGCTGACTTAGGTATCGAAACAGCTATCGATCAAAACATCATTGTTGACCGTAGTATGCGTTATCAGTACCAACCTGAAAATCCCAGAAAAATTGGTGAAAATTTGACTGAAATTATTGCCAACAGAACTAAAACAAAAATCTGGATAGGTAAAAATGATTACGATGTTGCATCAGTTATTGAGTCTTTGATTGAGTTAAAACGTCTTCCAGTGTTAGTTGTTTTTGATACGTTTGTCAACGACAAATATTTAGAAAATTTAGAAATACTATCTGATGCACTGGAAAAAAATGGAATTTTTGACGGCATAGGCATTTATTTTAGACTACCGAATGACAATGTTGGTACAAAGTTTAACCAACTGATTAAAGAAAAATCATACAATAAAAATTTAGATCGAGATACAAAAGTGGCGGTAGTACAAAGTGGAAAACTTCCTAAATTTTTCTTAAAAAATGCATGGCAACCAATGAGTGTTATAGCATTAGATACTAAGATGGGTTTACGACACGGTAAAACTAGTGTATACTCTAATTGTTGTGACTTGATAGTTGAGTGGGCAGAAAAAGAAGTTTTATTTGAAAGCAAGGTAATTGGCAAATGGCAGTAAGACTAGTTATTAAAGACGAAGTTAATATTAAGTTTGAAAACTTGAGTCTCGAAGCACGAAAAAAATTAGCCAATACATTTAAGTATGAGGATCCTACTGCTAGATATCGCCCTGCTTACAAATTAGGTCGGTGGGACGGCAAAGTCAGCATGTTTGGACTTGGAGGCAATGGCTATCTAAGTCAACTAGAAAAATGCATGGAAATATTATATGACATGCATATTCAAATTGAAGATGTTGAAGATCAAAGAAACACAGGTAAAATTTTCTTTGAACCAGTTACAACACAATATTGGGCAGATCAAGGTAAAGTTTGGCCAGAAGGGCATAGATTTGCCGGACAGCCTATAGTACTGCGTGATGACCAAGTAGAAGTAGTTAATAGATTTTTTGAGCATACACAAAGCCTACAAGAAGTAGCGACAGGTGCCGGCAAAACAATTATGACTGCAACACTAGCTCATTGTTGTGAAAAATATGGGCGTACCATTGTCATAGTACCTAACAAAGATTTGGTTACACAAACAGAAGAAGACTTTGTCAATGTGGGATTAGATGTTGGTGTTTATTATGGTGATAGAAAAATGCTTAATCATACACACACTATCTGTACATGGCAAAGTCTAAACATATTAGATAAGAAAAGCAAGAACTGGGATGCTGACATAGCCGTTACACTAGCAGAATTTTTAGATGGAGTTTCTACAGTCATTGTCGATGAAGTTCACATGGCCAAGGCCGAAGTTCTTAAAAATTTGCTGACACAAAATTTATGCAATGCACCTATTCGTTGGGGACTGACTGGTACTGTTCCTAAGGATGATTTTGAAGCACAACCTATTTTTGCATCAATTGGCCCAGTAGTAGGCGGCATCAAAGCACACGAACTACAGGAGATGGGAATACTGAGCAATCTCCATGTAAACGTGCTACAATTAATAGATTTACCAGAATTTGGATCCTATCAAGAAGAATTAAAATATCTTGTCACTAACAAAGACCGGATGACTTATATCAGTAAACTCGTTAAAGGCTTATCAGATTCAGGCAACACACTAATCCTAGTCAATAGGATTGATACAGGCAAATTATTAACAGAAATGATAGACGACGCTGTGTTTATTTCAGGCGAAATTAAAGGAACAAAGAGAAAAGAGGAGTACAAGGAACATGCAACAAGTGACAATAAAATTACTGTGGCGACTTATGGTGTGGCCGCTGTGGGTATTAATATTCCTCGTATCTTTAATTTGGTTCTTTTGGAACCCGGAAAGAGCTTTGTCCGCGTTATACAATCTATTGGACGTGGTATTAGGAAAGCAGAAGACAAGGACTTCGTACAGATCTGGGATTTAACTTCGACTTGTAAATTTGCAAAACGTCACCTCACAACGAGGAAAAAATTTTACAAGGATGCCAAATATCCATTTACTTTAGAAAAAGTGGATTGGCAAAAATAAGGAATCATGCAGATATTAACATTAGATAACGAAACATTCTCATTAAACAATTTACCGGAAGAAGTAGACGAAAATACTAGATTTGCAGTACTAGATAACGCAGTGCCATCAGATCCAGATTTTTTGTTTATGCCATTAATATTCTTAGAAAGTTTTAATAGCCCAGCAATGGTTCTTAAAATTGGAGAAGATGAAGTAGCTATGCCTATTGATTGGTCGATAGCAGTAGGTGATAGTCAAAGTGGGTGTGATATTGAAATTTTACCCTTAACTAGTTTAAATGATCGTGGATTTGAAGCATTAATTTTTAACCCATTAAGTTCGTTTAGGGTAGAGTTTAAGAAAATACAAATTGTAAATTTTTATAATGATGTCAAATGGTATTTTCCTAAAATGAAAAATAATCAATTATTAGCTACTCCTACACGATTTGGGGGGAAGCCAGATTGTGCGTATTTTGTCAAAGAAATTAGCCGTCAAAGCGAAATTATACAATTGGATAAATTATTATGACACTAAAAATTGCATACTTCCAACCAATGACTTTGGCAATTGATCATGTTCCGCCTGTTGAATTTAGTAAAATTTATGCACTTGCTGAAAATCTACATCAGCATCCGGAACTGAATGATAACAATAACAATCCTTTTATTAGTATACGTGGCGGACAGCAAATACAAGTATATCCTAATCAATTGGGTATAGATGTAGGCTGGTTAATAACGTGGTTGGAATCAATTTGCAAAGGATACATGGAAATTGTTTCTCAGCAAAGCGGCACTACTGAATTAAAATTATGTCGTCCAAAAATTGTTAGCGCATGGACTATACGTCAATTTGAGGGAGACTATCAAGAAATGCACAGTCACCCTGCCGGACATTTGAGCGGCAACATTTATATTTCAGCTCCTGAATTTTCAGATAATAGATTATCTAGTGACGGACAAATAGCATTTAAATTACCACACGTCAAAGACGTTAGTAAATTTATCATGAATGATGTTTGGAAATATGATCCAACTCCGGGTACAGTTATTCTATTCCCTAGTCATTTACCTCATACTGTTTATCCATGGAAAGGAGTAGGACATAGAACTGTTTTAGCGTTTGACGCAATACTAGTACCGAAGGATCAGTGATGGGACAGCTCGAACCGGGTGCCACTTACATATATGAAAGTCCAGACGGAGGGGATAGTATCTATGCCCGCAAACAAGGTGAAAATGACCGGATTTTAATTGGTATTAGTTATAAAAAACAAACAAGAGATGAAGAATTAAGGCAAGCACAACTTTGGCACGATATTCGAAAAACTGCTCACACCAATGAGACTTTACAAAAAGCGATTGATCGTGTTATAATATTATACGAACTATGCAAAGAAAATAATGGCGAACAAACACATAGACCTATTTAAAGAAATTATTCCGTTAGTTGATCTAAACGCAAGATCTGCTTGGGCTGAAGCTAGCGAAGATGAGCGTAAAGAAATTAAAGGGGATATGTATAATCTTAATCGTTATATCAGTAGTGTAAAAAGCAATAAACAAGAAGTACAAGAACATTTTATACTGACAGTAAACGAATATTATAATAAACATTGGGCTAGTCTACAAAATCATCCCAATTTGTTGTGGCAGTTGTTGTGTATGTGTAGTTATGATGGCAAGACACAATTCTTTCACGAATGGATTCCAAATAAAAAACGTGATACAAAAGGCGGCAAAAAAGCCAAGTTACTAGAAGAATTAATGCCAGACAGAAAAATTGATGAGATAGAATTATTAGCAAGTATCAGCACAGATAAAGAAATCAAGGACCTAGCAAGAGCACACGGCTGGGATGAGGCTACTATTGCTAAAAAATTAAAATGATGGCACTGATAAATCAACCTTACGTTTGTCAATATTGTAACAAAGGGTTTATGCAAGAAAAAACTCTTGCAGTACATGTCTGTGAGCAAAAACGTCGGCATCTAGCTAAATCAGAAAAACATGTAGTGTTAGGTTATGATACTTACAATAGATTTTATAAAACTACACAAAATAATAAAGGCGCTGACAAAACATATGATGACTTTGCTCGTAGTCCTTATTATAATGCATTTGTCAAGTTTGGTAGTTTTGTCAGCAATGTAAATCCTTTATATCCAGATAGATTTATCAACTATGTTGTTACCAGTGGAGTTAAATTAGATCATTGGTGCAGAGATGAATTGTATGATGACTATGTTGTGCATCTAATAAAGACAGAATCAGTTGAAACCGCGCTTGAAAGAAGTATAAGTCATATGTTGAGTTGGGCCAATGACAACAACTCACAATTTAATCATTACTTCCTATATGTTAGTTTGAGTCGTGCTACATTTGATATTAAAGACGGTAAGATTAGTCCATGGGTTGTATTAAATTCTGCCAGTGGCAAAGACATGCTAAAGAAATTTAACGATGAGCAACTAATGGCTGTCAGCGCCGTTATGGATGTTCCTTTTTGGTTGAGTAAATTTAAAAAATTACCGGCAGATACTGAATTAGTTAAACAAGTAATCAAAGAGAGCAATATATAATGCCAGATATTGATTTAGACTTTGCAGATAGAACAAAAGTTTTAGGAGTATTAAGACATATAGATGCACGGCTTGATACAGATAAAAAACACAATACTGGGATTTACGTACAGAGTATACCATTTAATCCTATTACTGGTATAAGTACTATAGATTATAAGACTGCGGAAGATCGCGGATATTTTAAGATAGATTTTTTAAATGTTAGCGTATATGAAGGTGTAAAAGATAAACAACACCTTACAAAATTATTGGAGACAGATCCTTTATGGGACCTATTACTAGAAGACGACTTCGTCAACAAACTCTTTCACGTGAATGGGCACGGTGCTATCTTGCGACAAATGAAGCCTTCCTCGATAGAACAATTAGGCGCAGTATTAGCAATGATACGTCCGGCAAAACGACATCTGATAGGCAAGGACTGGGCCACTGTGATGAGCGAAATTTGGACAAAACCTGAAGGCGACGAATATTATTTTAAGAAAGCACATGCCATTGCTTATGCACATGTGATTGTTGTTCAAATGAATTTAATTTGTGAGAGGTTAAGCAATGGAACGAGTTGATCTTTCAAATATTGGTATTATTAAATCTCAAGCAAGTCCCGAATTAATGAAAATAGTTGGCGATGAAGTTTTTAAAATTCAATCAGATTTTTCTAAAGCAACTGCTAGGAATCATACACTAGCAGGTAATATTATACACGAATATCAATTGTTTGATTGTGTAACTGCTTTAGAAAATAAAACTAAAGAAATGGCCATGATGCATCAAGAATGCTACGGACAAAGTTATAGTACTGGATTGATGGCACATACTACAATACCTAACAAAAACAATAAACCTAATTTAAAATTAAACAGTGCATGGGTAAATTTCCAGCAAAAGGGAGAATTTAATCCAATACATAATCACACAGGATTATATAGTTTTGTATTATGGTTTAAGGTTCCCTATCATGACGATATAGAAACATCAGCAGGCCCAGGAAGGTTATCTAAAAATAATCTTTCAGGAAAATTTAGTTTTGAGTATGTAAATATTTTAGGATATATACAGAGCGCCCCTATCGCTGTTGATAAAAAATGGGAAGGACAAATGTTATTGTTTCCGTCGTTGCTAAATCATCAAGTATATCCCTTTTATAGTAGTAACAAATACAGGATAAGTATTTCAGGTAATTTATTTTTAACCTCGGAAGAAAAATGAACATAGAATATTTTGAAACCCCAATTCCCCACATTATTATTAGAAATGTATTTGATGAAAACAATCTTAAAGGTGTTTGGAAAGAACTAGATTTTTTAACTGATTCTAATAAACTATTACCTCCAGAACAATCTAGATCTGCTAAAAAGTTTGGAGTAGTATTAAAGAAAAATCATGCAATATATTTAGAAGATGTTTATAAGTCTGCAAGATTCTCAAATATTTTTAATGCCACACAATCCAGTGTTTCTAAAAAAATTATTCAAGAAATAATGTCTAAGCACCCTGTTTTTAATTGGTTTAAAAATGTTAATAATGAATCTATTTTAGTTAGCTATTATGAAAATGATGATCGATATCTGCCTCATGAAGATAGCTCAGTCTATACAATACTCATAAATTTTTATAAAGAACCAAAAGCGTTTACTGGAGGCGATCTTACTTTAGGAACTTCAGGTTATACAATTCCTTTAGAAAATAATAGAATGATTATTATTCCAAGTTGGGCTACCCACGGAGTTACTCCTGTTAAATTTACAGATAATTATACACCTATGTCGGGTATGGGTAGATACACGATTAGTATATTTTCTTTTATTGAAAATAAATTACCGCCTGAGGAAACAAGATGAAAGATATTGTAATATTAGACGATGTTATACCGCCACGCTATCAAGATTATATTGAGGAATTTTTATTAGATAATAGGCAAATGGATTGGCACCTAGTAAAAAATTTAACTGCGCAGACAGGTAGCAAAGAATTAGGAAATGTTGGTTTTAGTGTACAATGTATAACAGATGGTGAAGATCATGGTGCATTAGCATTTGTGTTAAGGGGGTTGTGTTATTCTGCATCTGCTAAATTTGGCCATGATTTTAAAAACATTATGAACGCTAGAGCATTCCTACAAACACCAAACGGCACTCCTAAATCACTTCCAGCGTTTCACGTAGATCACCCTAAACCACATACTGTGTTATTGTATTATGTAAATGATTCCGATGGCCCGACAATGATAGCAAAGCAACGATACCCATTTAGTCATCCTAATATTACAGGACTTAAAAATGCAGAAATTCTAATGGAAGTAGAACCTAAAAAAGGAAGAGCTGTGTTGTTTAACGGTGCATATTTTCATGATAGTAGCGTACCGTCTACAAATTTAAGATGTGTCGTTAATTTTAATTTGACTTAACGAACTTTACGAACGAGTTGGACTGATTTACGCTTAACTCGTTTTAGTGTAAGATTCATTAGGTTTACAACAGGACCTAAAATAATACGTGTATCTTTACTGTTGAATGTTTTAATAGCGTATGAGTAGGGAAATATTTGTTCCCTACAGAAAATATTAATAGGAAACTGACGATTGCTTTCCCACCACCAAATTTCACCTATTTCTAAAAACGCTGTTTTTTCTTCAGGGGTACGTAGGGCATTAAGGTCGTAAAAACTAGTCACGTATTGATCCTGGTTAATAACAATTCCTACGTATTCATTGCCTCCGTAGTTCAGGACACTGATAAATGGTAAGTTTTGTTCGATATCGTCTCTTAGTTTTGCCATAAATACTACTATTAAAGGTTTCCGTTAATGCAAAAAGTTCAAAGTTATTTATACCCTAATAGAGTTATACTATTGGCTGATTTGGCGGGATTCACTGTGGAGAACAGAACTGTGTACGCAAGAACAATAAAAATTTATCAAGGTATCGATAATGTCATACAATTTGACATACAGAATGCCGATCAAAAACATATCGATTTGACTACCTTGACAAATCTCAAAGTGAACATCATGGATGCTGGTGGCAAGGCTCTTGCTACTAGTCCTTACAATATGAGTTTGTTAACAAGTGCGACAGCAACAGGCGTAACTGTGAACGCTACTAGCGGAAAAAGTACAACAACAACGATTACAATTCCAACAGCCAATATTTTGGGAAACGGATTCGCTGTTAATTATTTAATTAGTGGAACTAACATATCTGGACCAGTAACGGTAAGTGCCGTAAATGCAGATATTGATTCGGCTACTACTACATTAACTGTAACTTTTGCCAGCCAAACAGTAGCAGGTGCTACAGGTGTGAGTATTTCTAACGTCATTAAAGGACTAGCGAAAATTACTATTCCTTATGCAGATACTGCATCTTTATCGGCTCAGTATTTGACTTATAGTGTCACAGCTACTGATAACTCAGGAAATACAATTATACTTTATGCTGATAGTCAATTTGGTGGAAGCGGTAAGATACAGTTCCTAACCAATGCAACACCGCAAGCAAGAAAATCGATAACTTATGATAGTTTTGTAGGCGAAATTAATTTTATGGGGAACGTTACGCAACATACACCTGCTATTCCTTGTAAATTCTACGAAGCGCAACCTACTCAAAGTATGAACTTTAGTGTTGTGCTTAATGGGTTTATTGGTAAAGTTTGGGTAGAGGCGACTGAAGACATGACTATTGCTGTTAGTTCGTGGACCAATGCTCCTCAACTAGTTACAGCAACTTACAATACTGCAACTACAACAACTATACCATTTAATAATCTATCAGTCACCAGTACAGGCGGGCAGTATAACTACATGCGAGTTTGTTGGCAATATCCAGATGTTTGGCAATATGGTAGCCAACAAAATCCAACCCTTGTCTACGGTGCAGTTACCAAAGTAGTTGCAAGTTCTAACTAAAATCTGCTATAATTAGACATGAGTCTAATTGCGGATACACTATTACAATATCTTCCGGGCAAACGTAAACATACTCCAAGCGGTTGGATAGGGTTTAATGCTGTCTGCTGTGATGACAAAAGACAGCGTGGTGGATTTATTGTCAACGGCGGCGATGCTGTTAGTTATCATTGTTTTAATTGCGGATTCAAATGTTCATGGCAACCAGGTCGCCATATCAGCAAGAAGATGAATCAATTTATGCGTGATTTATCTATACCCGATGATGTTATTAGCCAACTTAGGCTAGAAGCACTTAGACTAGATCAAAACAATACCGCAGAAGTCCGCTCAATAGTTCCTAAATTTGATATCAGGGCATTGCCCATGGACAGTCAATTGATTACAGACTTGCTAAACGATCCTCCAGAAAAACTTATACCTGTATTAGAATACATGGTTAGTAGAAAAATTTATCCTGAAGATTTTCCTTTCTATTGGACTCCTAAAGTTGGATTTAGCAACAGACTTATTATTCCATTTTTGTTTAATAATGAAATTGTAGGGTGGACTGCCCGAGCTGTTAATGATGCTACTCCTAAATACTTGTCAGAGCAACAGCCTGGTTATGTGTTTAATTTAGATCGTCAGCGGAATGATAGAGAGTTCGTAATTATTAGCGAAGGTCCCTTCGATGCGCTAAGTATTGACGGATGTGCTTTGCTTGGAGCAGAGATTAAAGATAGTCAAAATTGGTTACTAAAACAACTAGGCAAAGAAATTGTACTAGTCCCAGACAGAGATGAAGCAGGTAAAGCAACCTTAGAGCAAGCCTTAGAATTAGGTTGGGCGATTAGTATGCCTGATTGGCCCAAGGGCATTAAAGATATTAATGATGCTGTGGTTAAACTAGGTAAACTAGCTACCATGTGGTTAATAATATCTGCTAAAGAATCAAACAATCTTAAGATACAATTGAGAGCAAAAAAATGGTTCAACGAATAATTAACTTTATTTTATCACCGTGGCGAATGTGGCAAGAACGCCGAGCATTTAAACGTCGACTGGAAGAATTGCGGAAACGTGATCCTTTTATTTACAAATGATTAGTTGGGGCATATCCGGTAACAGCCACGATGCGGCACTGGCCGTATTTCTTGACGAGAAATTAGCATTTGCTAGCCATAGCGAAAGATTTAGCAGAATAAAAAATGATAGAGATCTCAATAGGGACATAGTTGCTTATGCTAAACGTTTTGGTTCTCCTGATAAAATTTATTGGTATGAAAAACCATTCAAAAAAACACTACGCCAATTATTTGCAGGGCAAGGATGGAAGCGCAGAGATAACGATATTGACATTTATATGGCTCGATATGAGATTGATGCTCCTATTGTTTATACTGATCATCATCATAGTCATGCGGCCGCTGGATACTATACAAGTGGATTCAATGATGCATGTGTCTTAGTCATAGACGCAATTGGCGAGTTTGAAACCATGACCATATGGCAAGGCGCTGGAACTAAACTTAAGAAATTATGGAGCAGGAGTTACCCACATAGCGTTGGACTTTTTTATTCTGCCATGACTCAACGTATAGGATTGAAACCCAACGAAGATGAATACATTACAATGGGTATGGCAGCTTATGGAGAACATAAAGACTATCTCCATTCTATGATGACAGACTTCATCAAAGACAGCGAAGAATTTAAGTTTAAGAAAAATCTACACAGAGGATGTCAGGATTGGCGGCCAGATTTAACTGTCGCTGACAGTTTTGAAATAGCGGCTAGTACACAACTAATGTATGAAATCTTATTCCGTAGTGCATTAGAAAAAGCAAAATCGTTGTCTAAGAGTAAAAATCTAGTACTCATGGGAGGATGTGCATTAAACTGCCTAGCTAATAGGTTTACTGGGGTTTACTTTGACAAAACGTGGATTTATCCTAATCCCGGAGATGCAGGTAGTGCCATTGGAGCAGTACTAGCACATAACCCGCATTGGAAGGATTATACTGATTGGAGTAATAATTTCTTAGGATACGATATGGGTTATCGGACAACTGATGAAGAAATTGTTAGCTATTTAGAAGATCATAAAATATGTGGTGTTGCCCGTGGACCAGCAGAGTTCGGGCCACGTGCATTAGGCAATAGAAGTTTATTAGCAGATCCCCGCGGAGAAAATATAAAGGACCAAGTAAATGCAATCAAACAACGACAACAATTTAGACCATTTGCACCAGCGATACTCGAAGAGCTTGTTGATGAGTATTTTATTATGCCTCGTGGCTGGAGTGATAGTAGGTATATGCAAGTTGTCGCTAGTTTACGGAATCCTGAGCTTTATCCTGCTGTCGTGCATCGTGACGGAAGTTCACGTGTACAGACTGTTCCGCAAGATGGAAGTGCTTTCAGAAAACTCTTAGAACTTTGGTATGCTCGAACTGGATGCCCTATGTTGTTAAACACCAGTCTAAACATTAAAGGACAACCAATGGTTAATGATCATACCGATGCTCGAAACTTTGAACGCCATTACGGTGTTAAAGTGTTTAATTAAATGTTACAATAGAATATATGCCACAAAATACAGATTACGGTTACGATATACAAAAATTATACTTAGAAATGATGCTAGCAGATGCGGCAACATTTGTTCGTTGTCAAAGCATTTTTGATGCAAGTCTATTTGATAGACGACTACAAGCACCTGCAGAATTTATGAACAAGTATGTTGAGGATCACAATGTCATGCCCACACAAGACATTGTAAATGCCGCCACAGGCAGTGATTTTAAGGTTTCAACAGACTTACGTGAAGAACATTTTGATTGGTTGCTAACAGACTTTGAAACATTTATTCGACACAAGGGTTTAGAAAAAGCCATCTTGGAATCAGCAGACTTGCTTGAAAAAGGTGAGTACGGTCCGGTGGAAGAAATGATTAAAAAAGCAGTACAAGTGGGCTTAACCAAGGACATGGGTACTGATTATTTCTTAGATCCTCGGGCTCGATTAATGCGTATCAAGGACAATAACGGACAGGTGTCTACTGGTTGGAAAGCCATGGATGACAAATTGTTTGGCGGTATGAATCGAGGTGAGTTGAATATTTTTGCTGGCGGATCGGGTGCTGGAAAATCACTATTTTTAGCAAATTTAGGTATCAATTGGGCGTTAGCAGGACTTAATGTTGTATACCTAACATTAGAACTTTCAGAGGAACTAGTGTCTATGCGTATGGATGCAATGGTAACTGGAATGGCCACTAGAGAGATTTTTAAGAACATCGATGACGTCGAAATGAAAGTTAAGATGGTAGGTAAAAAATCTGGTTCTTATCAGGTAAAATACATGCCAAGTGGTAAAACTGCCAATGATATCCGCAGTTATTTAAAAGAGTATGAAATCAAAACTAATCGCAAAGTTGACGTATTGTTAGTTGACTATTTAGACTTGCTAATGCCGCAATCGAAGAAAATTAGTCCAGCAGACTTGTTTATTAAAGACAAATATGTATCCGAAGAATTGCGAAATTTAGCAGTAGAAAAGAACTGTGTGTTTGTAACTGCGGCACAGTTGAATCGTGGTGCTGTTGAAGAAGTTGAGTTCGATCACAGTCATATCTCGGGCGGTTTAAGTAAGATTCAAACAGCAGATAACGTGTTTGGTATCTTTACGTCACGTGCTATGCGTGAACGTGGGCGTTATCAAATTCAGCTGATGAAAACTCGCTCATCGAGCGGTGTTGGTATGAAGATTGATTTAGAATTTAATATCGACAGCCTACGCATCACTGACTTGGCTGAAGAAGAAGGTTATGGAAATCATAACAGTCAAAGTGCAGGATCAACATTGCTCAATAGCATCAAGCAACGTCAAACTGTTAATGCATCAACTGGTGAAATAACTGATCCAATGGCAGGTGTTGCTGTACCAAAAGTCAAGGCTAATGTCGAGTCTAGCAAGCTAAGAGAACTACTCAACAACTTGCCTGGCGACGATATCTAAGCATTTTTTAGACAAAGAGATAAGTACGTATATAATGGAACTCTATCACTTACGCTCAATTGATGACCCTTTGGCTCGAGTAGTCAAGGATGACCCAGTACGTCCTCATATTCCATTAGAACAGCGCATCAATGATGCCGCTGAGATTCTGATCCTTAAAGCCGGAGAAGAGATTCTAGCGGCTACTTGTTTGCAATGGCTAGCTGATATTCCTAAATCTGAAGAAGATTTAGTCAATATGAGCAAAGAGAAAAATACCGCAGTATTTTACACTATTTGGAGTTACAGTCCAGGTGCAGGACAAACTCTAATTAAAAAAGCCGCAGAATGGATCTTAGGTGAGCATAAAGATGTTAAAAACATCGTTACACTAAGTCCACAAACTCCTATGGCCCGCAGATTTCATTTAAAAAACGGCGCTACAGTACACAAAGAAAACGAAACTACTGTTAATTACCGTTACTACCACAAAGAGTAAAAACGGGTAAATACTAGTTATATAGGACTAGTATTGCCATGAGCAAAAGTGTACACAGCGTTAAATTAATCCCCTATGATTCAGTAGATTTAGATAGATTATCGTACACCAACGGCGATATAGTTTACGATGTAACAAATGGTTGTCTTCGTATAATGGACGGTGTTACACAAGGCGGAACTAAAATTGCTAGCCAACCGTTTGTAACTAATTCATTAGCCGCATACGCTACAACTTCTACACTTTCTACCGCAATTTCTACAGAAGTTACCAACAGAAATAATGCAATCAGCACAGCGTTAAATTCGTATGTAACAAGTTCAAGTTTAACCACGACATTAAGTTCTTATGCAACTACAGCAAGTTTAAGTTCATACGCTACTCTTACAACTCCAACATTTCAAACGTATATCGACGGTAGTGCAACATTTACCGCATTTGCGTCTCCTACATCACTGAAAATCGGAGGCGAATCAGTTACAAGTGGGCAGTTGTTTAGCTATACCAGTGCCAGAAGTGCTACTAATCTAAATATCCAATTTGCTAACAATCTCAGCGGAGGTGCCGGTTCGTCACTTTACGCTGGTATGTTCATGAACGCTGGTGATAATACCACTGTGAGGATTGGTGACTTTGCAGGTACCAGTCAAAATATTAATATTGGTTACCAAAGCAAAGCAGGACAGATAATTAATATAGGTACTAATCTAACTGGGGGTACTGGAACTCAAGTTATGAATATTGGCACTAATAATACCGGTATTACTCAAACTTTCGGTATGGCGAATTTTACTGGAAATAATTCAACTGTTGGAATTGGACAATTCAGTGGAACTAATCAAGCGATAACTATCGGAGGACCGGGTGCTGGTATTAATCAAATTATTAACATTGGCCAAAGTGCTGGGGCAGGGCAATATATCTTCCTAGGAGCATATCCTGCCGCAAATCAAACTATCAATATTGGAAGCTCTGGTGGAACTGGGCAAACTATTAGTATTGGTGAAAATTCTGGAGCAGGGCAAACTATTAGTATTGGCAGCACGACCGGTATTACAAAAATTAACGGTATAAACATCAAAACATTTGCAATAGCAATGGGTGCCGCGTTAAGTTAACGATAAATATAGGCAAGCAAGGACAAATATGGCAAATACGCAGATATTATTAAGAAGAGATACAGCCGCAAACTGGGCAAGTGTTAACCCCATATTAGGTCCCGGTGAACTTGCTATAGAGCAAGATACACAGCTTTTTAAATTTGGTGATGGTGTAACACGTTATAACAGTTTACCACGCCCTGCGGTCTATGCAACACCAACGGCAGCCAGTGCGTTAACTGGTACAAGTTTACCATTAAATATCGTTTCTAGTTCGTTAACAACTGTAGGCACACTTAGTTCGTTAACTGTAAATGGAGCAATGACTGTTACTAGTCCTAACGTTATTTCTGGAAAAATATCAAACGCTACTTTTGCCGACAGCGCCGGTACTGCTAGCACAGCTGGATCTGCTACTACTGCTACTACCGCTTCAACTGTAGCAGGACCAATTGGCGGAACTGACAATGCTATCGTATTTTTGAAAGCTAATAATACCTTAGGATTCATACCTAATCCTGGAGCGGCAACAGGAGTGTTTTTAGAGTGGACAGGCAGTGCATTTAGCTGGGCAAATAGTCCAGCACCTAGTGCTAGCACAATATCAGGAACTACATTAAACAGCACTATTGTTAACAGTAGTTTAACCGCAGTTGGTACTATTGCTACTGGAGTATGGAATGGTACACCAATAAGTATATCATACGGTGGAACTGGGGCAACTTCAGCTAGCGCCGCATTAACAGCATTAGGTGCGGCACCTGCGGCAGGATCTACAAGCATTACAACAATTGGTACACTATCATCTTTAACTATTAGTGGTACCACAGACGGCAGTTATAGCAATAGCACAGGATTTGGAACAATTACGACACAAGGCGGTGTTTACATGGCAAAAGGTGCTTATGTAGGTACTACTATTACTGTAGCAGGCACTACTGCATCTACAAGTTCAATTACAGGCGCCCTAACAGTAGCAGGCGGTGTCGGTGTTGCAGGCAACGTTAATGTTGCTGGAAATTTATATGTTGGCGGGTCAAGCATTAAATCTTTAGCTCTTGCTTTCGCTGCCGCTATGAGCTAAAAGATAAATATAAAACCACGGAGAATTAAATGGCAAAAGCACAACTTAGACAGTACGTTTTTAACGCTACATCTGGTACTATCGAAGTACCTGGAAAATTCGATTTACAGCAATTTTTAGTAATTACAGACACTACTAAAAACATTATTCTATACAATTTTGCTGACAATACATTTGTAGGAACTACTGTATCTTTTACAAGATTAAACGACAACAACTTCACAAATGCACTAGATAATACTGATGGAACAACAATTCTTCAATTGAGTTCTGCGGCTATTGCATTGATTGCGGCTAACGGTATTACTAGCAGTGATACACTACAAATTTTATACGAACAGCCATTCCAATATACACGTATGCCAGAAGCTGGAACAGATGCTTTTGAACGTATTCGTGTTGCCGCTCCGCAGTCATTACTAGATGCTGACTTTGAATATGGTATGCAACCCACTAAGTGGTTGACTATCAGTCAGCAACGTGCTTATCCTGCAATTTATGAAATTCCTGGTACAGATTTAACAGTAACAGCCGCTACTACAGACGCATCTGTAGCAGAAGGTGGTACAGCAATTAATGAATCTTTGATCACTATTACAACATCAGTGGCACATGGTTATACAGCAGGTTCACCTATTACAATTCGTGGTTTTAATAGTGCCTATACCGGCTTTGACCGTGCTGAAGGTTCATTTGTTGTTTATACAACACCTAGTGCAACTACATTTACTTACTATGCAAAAGGTAAAGTAGGTTATAACAATAACGATAACATTTATACACCTTTTATTCAATTACGTCAAGGTGGATTCTACACAGGATCTAACGTTAACGCGATTATTTCTACAACAGCAACAGCTACAGCATCGGGAACTAACTATGTAACTGTAGTATCATCAACTGGTATGACCAGTGGTGCTCCTATTACATTTAGTACAGTTCAAACTAACGCAGTTGCAACACAATCAACAAGTTTAGCTGGTGTACAAAACAACAACTACATCACAGTTGGATCAACTATTGGTATGTATGCTAACATGCCATTATTGTTCTCTGGTACAAGTTTTGGCGGATTGACTTCGGGTACAACATATTACGTACAAACTATTGTTGATAGTCGTACATTAACAGTTGTTACTACTAGCAGTGGATCAACTAATCCAACATTAACTGCCGCAATCGGCGGTAATATGTATGTAGTCGGTGGAGCCAGCTTTGGTAACATAGTTTCTGGTACACAATATTATGTTAATACTGTTGTAAACGGTACAACAATTACTATTTCAAATAACATTGTTTATTCAACAAACATTACAGCAACAAACGCAACCAACAACTATGTAACATTTGGTACAACTGCTAACATGACAGTAGGTGAAGCAGTTGTTACAGGCGGTTCTGGTAGCTTTGGTAATTTGACTACAAGTACCACATATTATGTTCTACAAATTATTGATAGTCGTAACGCAATTTTAACAGCAACATCTGGTAGCACAGTACCGTTTGCAGTTTCAACAGCAACTGGAACATTTGGAGTAACAGTTGGTGCAAACTTAACGTTGACAACAGTTTCGGCAGGATTCTTAGCCGCAATATCTGTTAATGCTCCAACATTTACAGTTGATGCAGGACATAGTTCAGCACCTTCATACACAGCAACATCTACTTCTAGTACGCTAGTCGGATCTACACTAACTGTTGGTGGTACAATTACTGGTACATTTGCAATTGGTCAAGGCTTATCAGGTAGCGGTGTTCCGAGCGGTGTAACGATTACTGGTTCGGCTGCTAATGGCGGTGGTACTGGTTCCGGCGGATCTGGTACATACACAGTTACATATACTGGTAACCTTAGCACTGCGAACCTTTCAAGTGGCCAGACCATCAATGGCATGGGTACTCCAGCTACTATCACAGTTAACACAACAAGCCCACATGGATTTACCCCAGGCGATACTGTTAACATTCTTCAAACTAGTGAAAGCAACTACAACAACCATATTTTAGCTAGCGGACCATATTTTGTTGAAACAACCCCTTCAAGCACAACATTTACCTATACATCTCGTGCAAACGGTATTATTACAGTCGGTTCTGGTATCATAGCCCAGTTATATGCCCGTCCAGATAGCTTCTATTCACATCGTCCGTTTGACGGCGGTGTGCAATTAGGTACAGGTTTACCAGCACATGGATCGCAAGCGATTCGTATGAGCAAGAAGTACATTCGTTACCAATCAGGTAAAGCGATTAACTTTAACACTGGTTTGTTAATGGCTCCAAACTATTTTGTACGTACTGTGACCAGCAATACAACAGTATATCAAACAGGTGTTTCTATTGCGGCAGTTACTAGCACATCAGGTGTTATTACCGTGCAATCAGGTACTTACGTACAAGGAAGTCAGATTACAATTTCTGGTTCAAGTAACACAACTTATTTGCCAAACGGTATTTACTTTATCATGACTGGTGGTACAAGCGTAACATCAATCACTATCAGTACCAGTTATTTTAATGCAGTAAACGCGACTCCTGCAACACTAGTTGTTGGTTCTGTAACTGCTACAGCAACAGTTTATCCAGCAATTACAGTTGTAACAGACGACGTAGATCACGGATGTCAAGTTGGTGCTACGGTTACACTCAGCGGTGTGTTGACTCCAGGTTATAACGGCACATATACTGTATCGGGTATTATTGACGAGCGTACTATCGTTGTAAGTGCTCCAAACAGCCTGCAAGCTAGTTCAGGCGTAGCAGGTGCTGTAGTTACAGATCCTTGCTTATTGAGTATTAACTACTGGACAGGTGCTACTGTGCGTTCAGGAACATTCGACGAGCAGAACGGTGTATACTGGGCTTACGATGGACAAGTAGTGTATGTAGGACGCCGTAGTTCTACATTCCAATTAGCCGGTACTGCTACAGTAGTAGTCGGTTCAGGTCAAATTATTGGTATTAACACACGTTTCACAAGCCAGCTATGGGCAGGTGATCGCATTGTTATCCGCGGTATGACTCACTTGGTAACACAAGTTGTTTCAGATACGCTAATGTACGTTAACCCACAATATCGTGGCGCCGCATCGGTTAGTGGTATTAAGATTACCAAAACAATCGATCGTATGATTCCACAAAGTCAGTGGAACGTAGACACAATGGACGGATCTAATGGTCCTAAGAACCCAAGCGGATTCCAAATTATCCCAACAAAGATGCAGATGGTTGCTATGCAATGGACATGGTATGGTGCTGGATTTATTGACTGGATGATGCGTGGACCAGAAGGTAAGTATGTAACTGTACACCGTCTACGTAACAACAACTTAAACAACGAAGCTTGGATGCGAGCTGGTAACTTGCCAGTACGCTACGAAGTGCAAAACGAAAGTGCTCGTACAAACACAGTAGGTTCAACTACTGGTACTGGTACAGCAGGATACAGTTTAAGTGCTAGTGATACAGTAATGACAGTACAGGATACTACACAGTTCCCAGTACCGGCAGCTGGTTATTCACAGGCTGTACTAGTTGACAATGAAATTATTACATACACAGGTAAAGTCAACACATACGCTACAGCCACAGCGGCTACACTGATCAGTGCAACTGGTACGATTGGTACAGTTTCAGGTAGTGGTCCATACACAGCTACAATTACTGGTATGACATCTACAACTGGTCTAGTAGCAAGTACAAGTATTATTACTGCTGTAGCAGGCGTAGTAGGTACACTAGGGTCAGGTGTTGTAACCGTTACTGCTATCAATAGCGGTACTAGTATCAACATCAGCTCAACAGCCGTAATTACTGCGGGCGCAATTACTAATATTACTGCACAAGTAGGTTTATCATCAACTACATCGGGATATTCATCAGCATATGGTCCGGTAGTAGTTGCCAGCACAGCAGGTATGGCTATTGGCCAACCAATTGTGTTTACTAACCCTTATGCTAATACGATTGGTAACCTAAACAACAACACCACATACTTTATTCTAAGTATTGGTTTGTACAGTGGTAGCCCAGCTATTACATTGTCAAACAGCTATAGCAACTACGGTAGCAATATTTCAATGCCACAGTTAAGTGCTACAGCAGTAACAACACTAGGTTACATGTATACTAATGCACTGACCGGTCTAAGTCGCGCACAACCAATCAGCCCATGGGCATCAGGTGGACAACGCACATTTACAGCAGGTTCTGCATCAACTCATACAACAACTGGTGTTATCTTAATCAATGGTACTGCAAGTCCGATCGTAAGTCACTGGGGTGCGGCGTTTATTGAAGACGGTGGATTCGACGGCGACCGTTCGTACATTTTCAACTATTCACAGCCTAACGTTAACATTTCAACTAAGAAAACTACAGCGTTTGCTATTCGTCTAGCACCTAGCGTATCAAATGCATTGCCAGGCGATTTAGGACAACGTGAACTTATCAACCGTGCGTCATTCCTATTACAAACACTAGAATCTAGTGCGGGTAGTGGTGCTGGTAACGCGGCGCTGGTTATTGAAGGTATTATTAACCCAAGCAATATGCCATCAATCAGCAACATTCAGTTTGCATCAATGAACTCAGTGGCTAACCCAACTGGACAACCAAGTTTCAGTCAAGTTGCTCCAGGTAGCTCAATGGTGTTCCAGAACGCTGTCAACAACTTCTTAAATACACCAATCTACATTGCCGCTAACACAACTGCATTGCCGTTAACTTCAAACCCAGCAACAGCTAGTTCTGGTTCAGTAGCTGTTAGTGACGACGTATCATTCCCAACTTCGACTGCCAGCTTGTATGGATTGACTCGTGTATCAGCACTAGTAAATACAACTAGTGTTTTCACAAGTACAATTTCAGTAGGTACTACAGCAACTATTTCAGCTGGTTCAATCAGCGGTACAACACTAACAGCTACTACAGTCAGTGCTGGTACACTAGCAGTTGGTATGGTTCTAACAGGTACTAATGTAACTACAGGCACATACATTGTGGCATCTATTGGTGGCGGTACTGGTTCAGGTTCAACATGGACAGTAAGTATCAGTCAAACAACACCGTCAACGTCAATCACAGCTACAGCACAACAAGCAAGTATTACATTTACAAGTGGTAGTGCTATTGCAACAGGTAGCCTAGTAACTGGTGGTACTATTCCATCTAACACATATATTACTGGACAGATAAGTGGTACAACAGGTGGTACAGGTGTGTATAGTCTAGTTAACTTAGCTGGTACAAGCATTACTGGTGGACAAAACCCAACTGGTACAACCTACTATGCTGTGACTCTAAACCAAGCTACATTGGCAGCAATTCCATTAATCCAGAACGGTACACAGGCCAACTTTAGTCGTTCAACATACGCACTACCAGGTGAAACTGTGTTCTCATACATTAATGCGCCAGCTAACAAAGACTCATTGGATTTGAGCTCATTCAAAGAATTGACTAACACTCCAATCGGTGGACGTGGCTGTTATCCAAATGGTTGTGATATCTTGTTTGTTAATGCTTACATTACACAAGGATCACCAATTAACCAGAACTTAGTTCTACGTTGGGGTGAAGCTCAAGCGTAAAGCAAAACAAAAAGCACTGGCAACAGTGCTTTTTTTACGGGAAAAATATGTACCCCAAGGATTACTTTCCGGATCTGCATGGGTTCGAATACATAGCTGACATAACTTGGCCTAATTATGGTCAAGCGCAGTTAGATTGGATCTCGGGCATACTAGATGTAGAACAGTGGTTGTTGCACTATGCAGGAGCCAAGTATGATCGTTGGGCATGGCACCGCGCCGTTGAGTGCTATCATATAGGTGTGGCTTTCAAGTACGACAAGCATCGTACACTGTTTTTATTGACTTATAGTTAGGCTAGCCCTACTTCTCGTCCTACAACGTCTAGTTGTGTATTAGCGCCTAGTTTAAATCCAGGATTACGTTGATTGGCACGAATTTTACGTGCAGAGTCTGATGGGTGAGTGTTTTGTTGTGCGCTGGTATAGAAATTGGCCTGCCCAGTTTGTGTGTCTAGCTCGCCTTTGGGCACATCGCTAGTGGGATCCGGATTGGGTATTTCTTGTGTGTGCTTTTGCTGGCTGACCCATTTGAACACTTCTGCACCGGTATAGCCCAGTCTAGTGGCCAGCTTGACACCATAGTCATCAGCGTCATATTCATCCTGGTACAAGGCAGCTCTATTGGCCTGTGTGGGTCTGAAATCTCGAGGTTTGCCAAATCGCTCGTTGTGATCTTTAGCTAGATGTCCCAGTTCATGTCCGATTATAACTGCCAGTACAGAGTCGGGAGCGCCGGCAAATATGCCCGGATCAACTCGCACTATTTGTGCTTGATTGCCCCAAGCACTGGTATCGTTGGCAGTGATGCCGGGCGATAGTGCTATGTGAGTAGTTGAAAACAGCATACGATCAGGGCCCATGGCTGATATCAAACGCCATAGGATCTTCTGGCAACGTGCCAGTAGTTGTTGATCAGATTCTACGGCTTCAGTAAGGGCAAATTCTTTGTATCGCATCACGTATTTATTCGCGAAGCGGCAGCAAAAAAATTTAGCTCGCAAAGCGGTAAGCAGATTTTTAATAGGCGAAGCCCAGCGGAAAAACGCGAGCTAGCGTTCTGATGACTGCACCCGCTCACATATACCAGCAATTAACCTTGCCCTCTCTGCTTCATCAACCTCTGATGCATTAATACGCTCGATGTCCTCTATGGCCAACTCCAGTGCTTCTACCCTAAGCTCAGCACGATAAGCACGGTTACGCAAATTTGTAGCATCTAGTACTGATAATATGCCGCTGATGAGTCTGGGTAAAATTGAGTGTGTGTCCATATCGTACTTATAAATATGTATAGGGGACAATGAGAAATTATGAGAATCAGTGAAATCACACTAACACCACAAGCTCGAGTGGCCAACTCACAAGTAGTACAGCCTAACAGTCAAGGATGGGTTCATGCGTTCAGTAAGTATGGTCCTGTAGTAGAGCAAGTGGCACTGGAAATCATGTCAGGGCATGTGTCGCAAGCGTTTGTTACAGCGGCTACTACAGCACTGCAAAACGTGCCTTTACCCGGTGGACGTACACTAAACGATATTCCTACGATAAACGGTGTATGGACTGTGCAAAACGCTATTAGCTTGTTATGGACTTTGGTTAAGAGTGCAGGAGCATTAGCAGTATTTTTAGCCACATATTCAGGCGGTATGGATCCTGATGAAGATCGTGTGCTCAAGCAACGACAAGCCCAAATGGGTCCTAGCGCCTAAGAAAAATTGTGCGCAAAAAAATTTGCTGGAGTACTTACACTTTTAGCGAAAATACTCTACGCAAGCACAAATGACTGTTAACACTAGACAAGCATATAACCATCCAAAACGCTCAGAGTGTGTCATTGGCGGGTTTATAGCGTAGTAACAGTCGTAATCTGGGTCGTAACGATATAGCTTACCGTTACGTTCTATATACTCATTGTAGGGATCGTTAGTAGTCATGTATATAGTTATCAAGCAAAAAGGACTGCTAGAGTCCTTTGTGAGTGGGGTAAATGTTGATTAACGGTGGATTCTAACGACTGTTAATAGACCATTTGCGCCCGGGATTCCTTCAATACGGATACCGCATACAGCGTATGACGTGGCGGTTCCTACTGCTGTTGGATCATACTTAACAGTTTTAAACCAATTTCTTAAGTAATCGATTTCTGTAGTGTGTAGATATGGTGTAGACATGCTGTTCGCTCCTTGTTTTGCATATAGTATATTTAGCGGCGTTTTGTGCAAAATGGGTCCTACAGGATTAAAAACTATGTTGCGCAAAAAATATAAAAGAAGTACTTACAGTTTTGAGTGGTGAAAAAGACCTCGGTACCCATGCGCTACTAGCTAGCTTAGAATAAAATAAAACACTAAGCCTGGCCCCCACCTCTCCTCGAGAATAAAAAAATCCCCTGACCAACCGGGAGCGAATCGGAATTATGAGTCAGGGGATACACCAACGAACAACTAGTGGGAGCGAATCACCGTCGTCCTTACCAGTATGCTAAGGAGTATTATCGTTCTTTATCGTGCCCCTCGCATACAAGTAACCTCTGCTACAGCCTTCCACTTGTCCGGAAAGCTCACACGCAAGTCTGCTACCTTAAGTACTGTACGCAGGCTAAGCTCGCGCATACGATGCTTGTTAGCATCTACAAAGTCTACGACTTCTAGCTTGGCCCAGTCCTCTAAGTCATAGCTATCTAACATGCCACACTCAGTGACTACCTGCTTGATCCTGAGTACCTTCTCGCGCTCTGTGTCAATAGTAAGGTCCAAGTAGTGACAGCGTGACTCTAGTGCTTCTAAGTGATCCTGTAGCTTCTTGCTCTTAACGTGATCGAACTTGATGTTGGTAATAAAGATAGCACCGCCTTTGAACTCGAATGAGTTGGGCACACCTTCTGAACGTAGTAAGCGTGAGTCAGTGTTCCAATGGATCATACGCTTCTTTGATGTATCCAGGGCTGCCTTTAGGATGTTCAAACTTAGATCATCTAACAGTACAGAGTCACAGTCATCAAACACTAGGATTGACTTCTTGTCTGAATACTCATAGAGCTTAGAGTACAGGCCAATGGCACTCATAGCACCTTTGACTACTTCGTACTTCTTCAGCTTCTTGTCGTCTGCGATATCAGCAAACACATCATGCTTGCTCAAGACCTTTTCAACCCCAAAGGATTTACCTACACCTGGGGGCCCTGTTACGATCATAGCACGTACATCGCCCTTCTTAACCGCACGGGTCATGTCGTCTAAGATCTCGAAACGATCACGCAGGCGGTTCAGGATCTGCTCATCCGTTTCCTGGCTGATGTCTTTGACAACGGGTGCTGTTTCTAACGATTTATGTTCTGCTTGCAATGCCATAAGCATCTTTGAAGTTACAACCTTAGTCATTCGCGCTCCTTATTTAAAAAGTAATTATAACATAGCTAGGGCCTAAGCCCTAGCCTTTTGAATTAATCCATCCTGCTACCAGCATAGGCTCGCAAGCCCAACTGGGTCAAGTACTCGGCGTAGGCATAGGCGCCTGCTTCTTTGACTGAAATACTCTGTGTAGGAATGCCTGCTGGATCCCACATGCTGAGACATTTGGGTTTGTAGTCCTTACGGAAGCCTGCGGCAATTAATTCTTTTGCCTGCGCTGAGTTAGTACGGTCGACGTATACATCAACCCAACCAAAACCGCAAGCATCGCGCTCGCCTACCTTTGCGTACATCTCAAGTCCTGCTTGCTCTGCTACTCGCTTGCCTGCACGGATCAATTCTGCTGTTACCATAGT